TGTGAAGAAGAAGGTTACCTGTATTGGTAGAGGATACCAGAACACCTCGCTGCTTCGCTAAACCAATAATAAATGGCAAAATCTTGGAGTCGAAACCCAACCTTACAGGATCTTCAAGAATAGATGATCCGCCGAATGGCTCTCCCAAATCACCCACAGATGATACACCAATTCCGAACGGTGCAGCAAGAAACCTTGATATCTCTAGCAGGTTTTGTCCGGTAAACTGAACCTCTCCACCCGGAGGTGACGTGCAATCTCCCAACACTCCAGGGAGCGAATAGCAGGATAGTACGACACTATATAGGTTTGGATTCACGTCCACCATTGTCCCAGAGAATAATAGCGAGCCACCAAGAAATACATCAACACGATGGAAGGCGGTTGGCGATAAGGATGATTCGGCTTGATTGTTTGCAGATGAAAATGATGCTTGATGCATACCTGTCACCGACATATTTACAGATACCTCGGTCCACTCACTAAATATGCGCCCGTCAATAACCAATGTAACAGCTAAAGGGTCTGTAGATATCGGCGGTATTGTCTGCATTGACAATTGCGGAGTGATTATTCTGGTGCCTGGGGGTATTGGCTCAGATACTCCGCTGTTTGCCCTAGATAGAAGGTTGGCACTTTCTGCATGACCATAGGCAATGATTGACAGAGCGTCAAATGTTGTGGTATCTACGGAGGATATTAGCGATCTCAAACAAAGTACCTCATAACAAAACCTTTCGGAAGGATTAATATTTCATCGCCACTCATGCTGTTGTTGTTTATTAGAGCATTGAGGTTGTCGTCATCAACTGAGCCGAAAATCTCCGCAGCAAGGTCTATGATTGTGCGTTCACGATCAATAGATATTGACCTTTCTGTGAGCAAATCAAAGCTTCTTACTATCAAGATATTTGTTGCCGCTGATAGGGCTAAGCCAATCTGTCCTGATAGATCACTAACGTCAAGGTTTTCTATATCTGTAGTTGAATTATAACCCTGCTCCCTAAAAACGTCAACCTCGATGGCTAGATCATTAATTGCTATTGATGCTTCAACGGCTTCTGCGCGAGTAATAAATTCGCTATTGACGGCAGACAGTATCGCGCCGACCAAGGCTGATACGGCGAACAACTCCCCTCTTCGGATATCGTTTCCGACATTAGAGAATATTGACCTAACTAAGTTCCTGTAAGCTGTAATCCTATCGGCAAAAAGTGCCGAGGAATTTGCAAGACCCGTGATTAGGTTGGCGGTCTGTGATGCCAAAAGCAGTGGGGTGCCTATAACCAGCGTTAGTCCTGACTGTATGCTGTTTTCCACGCGAGAAAACTCCTCAAGGGTCTCCTCTCCGGCTACATATGTTGATGATATAGCGCTAGACACCTCATCAAATAGGGATTGGTACTCTGAGCGAGAACCAGGATCGAACCCTGTCGAAACCTCTTCTATGGCTAAGGATGATGCAGATAATACTGCGCCTCGACTAGACAGCTCACTGGCCTGAAAATCAATACCAGCAGTTTCAAGTAATTCTATTTCCAGAACTCTTTGGTTTGCGGATGTTTTGAACCTGTCGTTTGCTTTTATTTTACCAGTTGGAACGACGTTTATCGACCCATACAAAGGCGTCTGTAAAATGGCGGTTCCGCGCTCCAAAAGGGCCGCCTCAAAGGCTGCTGAATCAATATCGTAATCTTGACCGCTAAAGAAAACGCGCAAAGGGAGCATACGGCTAGAGTGCCCGAATTGCTGAACCACAGTAACGTTTGCATTTGCGTAGTTATAAGATTTTGTCTGGAGCTCTCTCTCAACAGACATATCTTCATAGTCCAGCGAGAATGTATTACCGGAAGGGGACGTGTAGGCTAGCTGCGCAGTTCTATTTACCCATGTCATAGGATCACAGCCCTCCGCTTCCGGCAATTGTCAAGTTTCCTGAAAATGTATCCGTATCGTCCCTTGACACAATTGCTCCACCGCTTGCACTCACATTAATACCTAGCGTTTGGTTGGTATTGTTATTGAACGTGCGACTCAATCGCTCTGACTGAGTTACAGGGCTAACCACTGGCGGCGGCGTACCGCTGTCCCCGTCGAATAAATTAAATCCTTTTTCTATTACGTTCCTGCTGACAAAATCAACGGCGCCGCCAAGACCAACAACGTCCGTAAGCTTGCTCATATCAAGCGCGAGTAAAGCCTCAATTGCGGTAACAACTCGCCAAACAGCCTCGCCTATGAAGTCCCATGCGCCAACATCTTTAAGCGCACCTGTAAGCTTTCCCCAATTAGACCACAACAGTAAAACTACAAGCGATATGCCAGCTATGGCCGCACCGATAGGATTAGACGCAATCGCTAAAGCGAGAAACCTCATCGCCACAGCAACCTTTGTAATAATGAATGGTAGCATTTTCAATACAAAAGCGAAAGCCTTATATACCTTGACTATGGCAGCCCAGATGATGGTTGATGCAGTGACGACGATACCTATGGCAATTATAGCGGTCTTTAGCACAAATAGCGCTGCTATTACCTTCCCTGTAATAATTGTCCATTTTAAAATAGCACCCCTGTTTTCAGCAAAACCAGCAGTAATTGATTTAAACTTTTCGACTATTAGCGGGGTATTTTTCCGTATTGATCTTGTCACAGATTCTATACTTTCCTTCCAGCCAACTGTTTCCTTGCCAGACTCAAACATAGATATTGCCACATCACTAACTGTAGATATCATCTCTTTAAATGCACCAGAGGTTGTATCACGTATAATTTTTGCAAGCTTTTCTGTATCTCCACCAGAGTCTTTTAATTCGTCGCGCAGACCTCTGATAGATACCGCCCCAGCATCAAGTAGCTTTATTGCAGCCCTTGATCCGCGAATACCAAACAGTTTCGTTAATATTTTCTGCCTCTGTATATTTCCCATGCCCTGGAGTCTCGATTCAAGAGATCCAAGTATATCTATGATCGGAAGCATATTTTTTGATGCGTCTTGGATTGACACGCCAAGACGCTGAAACATTTCGGCATTTTTGTCATCTATTACCCCGTCAAGCATAGATCGTAGAGCTGTTCCAGCAGACGTGCCGTCTATTGCAGCATTACCTAGCGTCCCAGAAAGCGCTGCAAATGTCTCTATGTCTGTGCCTAGAGACTGAAATGTAGCCGATCCCAACCTAATAGTTTCAAACATACTTTCCATTGTTACGTTTGTCTTATTTTGCGTCGCTGCCAATACGTCACTTACCCTAGTCAAGTTTCCTTGTATGATAGCTGAATCTTTTGATGTAAGATTAAACGCGCCAAGGGTTTTTGTACCAATGGTGGCTGCATCACTAAGACTTACTTGTGCTACTGTAGCCAGATCTACAATACCACCCAAAACGGACATCGATTGAGTTGCAGACATACCACTAAGACCGAGCGTGTCAAGAGTCTTCGCTGCGTCTAATGCTGTAAATTCTGTTGTTCTGCCAACAAGTGATGCGGCCTCTCTAAGCTCAATTGCGCCCTTTGTGCCTTTTGCATAGGCATCACCGAATTTGGTTCCGGCTATCGCGAGTTGCAGCTCGAACTTTGATCCAACAACCGTCATTGCGACGATGCCAGCAACGCCAGCAAGAGTCGCCCTTGATATTTGTGAGTTAAAAGCAGAAACTTTGGATGATAACTTGGTAAATGAACCGCGCAGTTTTCTAATGCCTGCGCGTGAGCTGCGTACCATACCCCTGATGGACTTCCTGATACCCTTTACCGGCCCTGATATTTTATCAATGCCATTAAAAATTGCGCTAATAGAAAATTTTGTTGCCATTAATCAATCCTGTGGACCTTTGCCTCTCAACCCTTCTCGAAGCGCATTATAAAACCACCTAATCTCACTGCAAGATATTTCTCGTGGTGATGGAAGGCTTGCAAAATCCATATAAACCTGAGCCATCATGGCCGAGTACACATCAAAAAATAGATTGTCCCCTATTGGCTCATCAACTCCATTGACAACCAGCAAGCAATCCGTTACGCCAAAAAAAGCTTTACCAAATTCAGACATACTTTAACGTCACGCATCTGTAGGCTTGCAAAAAACGATATATTTTTACCTGTCATCGATGCAGCCAAGCCATAAGCGATGGTTACTTCGTCAACGTTTTTGTTGCCCTTTTTTCGACTCATTAGTGATGCGCCATCTGTTTCCGCAAACGTCAGAGTTTCCTCATCTTCTGTCCCTGCCCTCACAATAAGGCAGGGCTCTCCACTCTGATTAATTGTCAATCGACCATTACTCATTGGATGCAGTATACTTTCTTTGATGGCAAGAAATTCATCTAAAGTATCACCTTTTAGAAAATCTTCTCCAGCGATTCCCATCGAATCCAAAAAACGTGCAAACTCTGACTCAAGCACTTCAAGCGACGCAATAGACATTTTATAACCCCTTAGAATTTTACAAATACATTAGAATTCAAACAAAAAATGCTCATGCCATCCTGCTGACTATTTACAGCGGCATCAAACGATCCATGTTTCGACAAAACAACAGGACTCCATTGATCCAAAAGCAAATACAAGAACCCCAATTTTAGCATGAGCTCCCTGTCGCGTCTACTGTCTACTCGAAAAGTTTTCTTGGTGTGATGCCTCATAACAAAAAACCTCCACACTACTACTGCAATACAAGGCGTCCACCCATCAATTCAAGCGATGCGGATGCGCTTTCTGACGAGTTTTCGAT